ACCAGGGTTTTGTAGTCATGATCCTCTTCGTAAAGCATCTTTAAGGATTCTAAGAATCCCATGTAATCTGTTTCCTGGAGTGGGATCGAGTTCGCATCGATTCCTGCAAGCCCTCCTTCAATATCGAGGAAGATCGGTTTCTCAGCTAGGCTTGCCAGCGTGGATTTCCCGATTCCTCCCATACCATAGATGATCATCCGAAAGGTATCGAAATCCGGACCGGTTTTAACTATGTCTTTTAAGCTCATTTAGCGGTTTCCTTTCTTTTCTATTTCAAGTTCCTTCCTAGCATTGAAACTATGTTCTCGAGCTAGAAATTTTTTAATTAAATCGATCATTTCAGTGTTGTCGTAAACAGATTTTTTAATGTTCTCATAAATCTCCATGTCCATTTCACGGAGCTCCTGCCACATATCAAATCGTTTCCGGAGATGTTTGTGATCACTTTCCAGCCGATCGATCCTATCCACCTAGTTCACTTTCTTGAGCAGATGCTCCGTATATTTGTTAATGTCTTCCACCTCAGAATCCGACAAAGGATTCCCTTTTTCGGCCCGTTCGACCCATTCCGGGATGACTTCGATCATCCTATTCTGAACTTCCAAGACCATGAGAATTGTTCGACTGAACATATCGAGCTTATCGATCAGTTTCCCATTCATCTTTGCTTGAGCAGTAGCTTGCTCCGTTAAGATGCTTAAAACAGTTTTTAGATCTTCTTCACGCATAACTCACCTGGTTTAAGATTTCTTGAAGATCAGATCCATGATCCTCATGGCACTGTTCGAAATAACGACATTGTTTCTTCGAACAAAAGTTAGATCCACGATTCAAGGGATACCAGTTGGCAGCGATTGCCAGTTCATGCTCGCGGTAGGCTTCGAGCGCAAGACCTAAGTCATCTGCTGTCAGATGAACCGGGATGATCTGCCAGTAAGGCTTTTTGGTTTTAACCAAGACTCTCAGTTCTGCTGACGGGATGTTCGTCAAGCCCTTCTCACGCATGATCGCAAGGACATAGGTCGACAACTGTTGCTTGTAGCCATGAGAGACTTTCGAGATCTTCTGCTTTGATGTTTTCCCATCTAAGATCAAGACCTCCTGACCAGGTTCTTGGAATGCAGGGATTTGCCTTTCTGCAATCAGATCCGGGTATCCGATCACCGGCATCGCAAGACCGTGAATCTTCAGTGTGATCTTCTTTTGAACCTCTTTTGGTTCATAGTCGATCATAGACTCGAACTCCTTCATCACCTCATGATCGATCATCCGGATCACGAGCTCTTCCAGCTCATCCCATTCTTCTTTTTCCAGTTCATGCTCAAGCAGGTTCTTCTCTTCATTATAATAATTCAGCATCACCTGGTCGTAATGAAGCATCGGAAGATCGTGATTCATTCGATCGAGATAATTGATATGGACTGCATTGATTGCACGATCAATTGCGGAGCCGAAGATCAGACTTATCTTCGTTTTCTCATGCAGCTGATTGATGTATTTGTATTTAAAGGCTTGACCGCAGTCGAGGCGTTTACCAAGTGCGGAATGAGAGTAGTGTTTCATCGATGTAATCCTATAGAATCGATTTCTTTTTCTAAGCGAGAAGCATCCGGACCATCCTTCAGCCTCTTGATCGTGCCACCGGCTGCCAGATACTGTTTTACAGCATCATCAATCTCCTTCCTGGTGACCTTCGCAGCCTGGTGGTGTGCCGTTTTTCGAGCGAGTTCCATTCGCTCTCTTCGAGAAATTTGTCTATCCCACGAACGGTTCCATCGAACAACTTCCTTCGGAGGAAGTTTTAAGAGATGAGCGAACTTCGTCTCCTGTTTCCCTGGGATTCTGCGCGATCCTGCGATCCATGCAGATACAGAAGACCTAGGCTGATTCAAAGCCAATGCGATCTCCTGGTGAGTCAACTCAAGTTCCCGGACTCTCTTCTGAAATATATTCGTGAAGATCCTCCCTGGAAAAGAGCATGAAATTTCTTTCTCGAACAACTGGAACAATGTATCCGTCCCGGACACGCTTTCTCAGTTGATCGACGGTGATGCCGAGCATCTCGGCTGCATCTACGGATTTAATAAGGTCTTGACTTCGTATCATCGAGTGTTTAACTGTTTAAGTGTGTAGTGTTTAACAGCGTACTACTTAGACAGCATATAGATAATATTGCCCGAGTCAACAAAAAAAATACTGAATATGGATATAGGCCCTATTTACGAAAGATTCCAGAAGGCAATCGGGGTTAAACGTGATGACCTGGTTGCCAAGGAGATCGGAATCTCCAAGCAGTCTTTAGGAGGTTTCAAAACTCGAGGGAAATTACCCTTTGAGGCAATGATCGATTACTGCAGAAAGCATCAAATCGACATTAATTTCATCTTCTTCGGGAATGACCCTGGAGAGGAAATCAATGAAGAGCTAAAACTTGAAAACGAGCGACTTAAAGCAAAGCTGGAAATAGTTCGCGAGCTTTTGATGCAAGCCATTGGAAAGGATAAATAGAAAGGTTGATTCATGATTAATAAGGAAAAAATCATGGAGGCATTAACAATTATTGAAAAGGAACTATATGGGACGACCAAGGAAACTATGGTCCCTCGACGGGACACGCTGGATGGGTCGCGATCATCAGAACTCAGGTCTGGGAGGTCAGGCTTCGAGGTTCGTGATTGCAACACTGAAAGAGACTCAAGGGATCTCGGAGGAGACTCTGAGTAAAAAGGATATTCAACTGCTGCATCTCCGATACCAGGAAAGGCTCGTTGAATCGCGTGGTGAAAAAACAAAGGAGAAGCTCCTCAAAAAAGAAGACTCGATCCAGTTTCTTTTTGACAAGTATCTTTGGGATTTCATCCAACCCAGGAGATCGAAAGGCACGTTCACCCAGTACAAGGGAAGCCTCACTTATTTTATTGAGGCAAACGGGAATTTCCCGGTTGGTGCTTATAACGATCTGATGGAGCTCGCATTCGAGAACTATCTTAAAAAACGAATCCATCGGGGTAAAAAGCTTCTGGATACGACGATCAATAAGCACCAGGGGCATGTCAATGCAGCCTTTTCCTGGCTTTATAAAAAGAAGCTGATTCCACATCCGATCCTCTTAGAAGAGATCGAATGCACGAAGCAGCCGACTCATTCCTGGGTCAAGGAAAAGCTCAAAGCCTTGGAAGACCTGGTCTTCGAAGTTGGTAATCGTCATCACATTCGAATCTTCATGCTCGCCAGGTATGCATTGATGAGGAATTCGGAGATCTGGTCGATGCCATTGATTGCTCTCGATCCGAAGCTTGCCGGTATTAATGTGAATCGTCAGATCATTCAGATCCGCGATGTCCTTCCCTTGGATTTCAAAGTCAAGAAACGCCAGGGACGAAACATCCTCATGGGCAAGAAACTCTATGAGTTTTTAAACCAGGATGTGATGTCCAGGGCTCAGAAGGAGGCTTGGTATCTTGATGATGGGAATGGAGGACACTGGCGAACAAGTCCTTCAGCTTTAAGTCGAACCTTCAGATGGTATCGTGACGAGCTCGGTCTTAAAGGAGATCCCCTTCACACGCTAAGAAAGTCTGGGATCACCGAAGCTTTGAATAATGGTGGAGCACTGGAAAAAATAGCTGCCTGGGCTGGTCATTCCTCGACCCAGGTGACCTTGGAGAACTATACCGATTGGGAAAACATCGATATGGTTGAAACAGTGAATCTCTTATCGTAAAACCATAGAAAAAACCACAACCCTCCGTAATCAGTTCCTACAGCTCACTTGCTGGACACTTAAAATCCCTCGAGGCAATACCTCGTGCCGGTTCGAGTCCGGCCCCAGGCACCAGATAGCAACGGATTGCGGAGATTCACCTCACTGAAAAAGTAAAACCACAAATAACCATAGAATGTATGTATAGAATGTGTGTGTGGTTTTATTCTGTAAGTCCGGGGAAATACTTGGCTTTTCCATTCCTGTCATAAAGCATTCTTTTGATTTCCTTACGATTGTTCCCCATAGCATTATAAGAAACATGGACCCATCCGGAATTCGGGCCTTCTTCTTCACCATTCCAAGCTTGAATTCTTTTAGAATCATAGTTTTCAAGAATCAGTTGATCGAATTCTAAATTATCTCTGATGTATTCAGCAAGCTCCAGGTTACTGACTGACTCAGATGAAATTTCAATATCGGCTGCACTTGACTCACCATTGCAACAATGATGACTCTTAG